AGATGGTGCTGCGCGAATGGCCGCACGCGCAGGGGCATGGCATCCGGCCGCATGTGGTGGCGATCGACAGCGGCGGCCATTTCACGGCTGAGGTTTATCAGTACGCACGCGAGCGCGGCCGGCAGGGCGTGATTGCGATCAAAGGCGCCAGCCAGCGTGGCAAGCCACCGATCGGCAAGGGCAGCCGGGTGGATCTCAACGCCAAGGGCCAGACCATGAAGCGCGGCGCGGTGGTGCACCCGGTCGGCAGCGACACGATCAAGACCACGCTGTTTGGTCGGATCAGGCATAGCGAGCCCGGGCCTGGTTACCTGCATTTCCACATGGATGCAACAGTTGACTACTTCGAGCAACTGACCGCGGAGAAGCAGGTGCTGCGATACAACCGCTCAGGATTCCCGGTGCGCGAATGGGTCAAGAAGCCATCAGCGCGAAACGAGGCGCTTGATTGCCTTGTCTATGCCTATGCCGCGCTGTGCCACCTCTACACCCGCTACGACCGGCGGACGATATGGGACCAGCTCGACAAGCCAGTAGAAGCACGCGTGAAGCCATCGCTAAGATCAGCTAAGGCTGGTTCAGCCTTCCTTAGCAACTGGTGACGGTGAACATCCCTGCGACAATCCGAGCCGGTGACACGGTGAAATGGCGGGATGATGCCAGCGTGGATGCGTTCGGCGCTGCCGTTACTAGCAGCACTTGGACGCTGACGTATTACCTCCGCACCAATACTGCAAGCGAAGGCGCGACGATCACCGGCACTGCATACGGCCAAGGATGGGAGCTGACCATTGCCGCGGCCACGAGTGCTGGCTTCGACGCAGGGCAGTGGTACTGGCAGGCGATTGCAACTGCCGGCAGCGAGAAGCTGACGCTTGGCGCTGGTCAGCTTGAGGTGCTGGCAGCGTTGAACTATGCCGGCACGCCAGGCGCATTTGATGGCCGCAGCCAGGCGCAGCAGGATCTTGATGCGGTGCAGGCTGCGATCCGCGCGATGGTATCGGGCGGCGCTGTTGCTGAGTACACCATCGGCAGCAGGCGGCTGAAGAAACTGCCGCTCACGGAGCTGCTGCAGCTGGAGGCCAAGCTCAAGTCCGACGTGAAGCGTGAGCAGGCTGCCGACCTGGCGGCCAATGGCCTGGGTAATCCCCACAACCTATTCGTGAGGTTCAGCTGATGGCCAAGAAGCGCAGGCAACAGGCGACACCATCGGCACCGCGGCGGCGGATGTACCAAGGCGCGCAGTTCAGCAGGCTGACCGCCGATTGGGTGACAGGTAATACCAGCGCCGACAGCGAGATCTATGGCAGTGCGCAGAAGCTGCGCGATCGTGCGCGGCAGCTGTGCCGAGATAATGACTACGCGCGGCAGGCATTGCGTGCGATTGAAGGCAACGTGATCGGGCAGGGCATCCCGTTCCAGTCGCAGGTGCGGATGCAGCGCGGCGGCAGGCTTGATACTCAGGTCAACGATGCGATTGAGGCGGCATGGCGGCAGTGGACAACTGCGCGGCATTGCCACACCGGCGGCAAGCTGAGCTTCGCCGACATCGAAAGGTTGGTGATCCGCGCCTGCGCCGAGAGCGGTGAGGTGTTTGTCCGCCTTGTGCGGCAGAGCTTTGGCGGCAGCACTGTGCCGCTGGCGATGGAGGTGATCGAGGCAGACCAGCTTGACGATGGTCTCAATGGCCGCAGCCAACAGGGAAACGAGATCCGCATGGGCGTGGAGGTTGACGGCTGGGGTAGGCCGATCGCGTATCACTTCCTGGCGTATCACCCGGGCGATTACCAGTTCAGCAACCAGCAGATCAGCACGCAGCGCCACAAGCGCATCCCGGCCGAGGAGATCATTCACCTCTACCGCGCCGAGCGCCCCGGCCAGACGAGAGGCGTCACATGGTTTGCCAGTGCAATCCAGCGACTGCATCACCTGGCGGGCTACGAGCAGGCCGAGGTGGTGCGAGCACGGGCCAGCAGCGCACTGATGGGATTCATCACCAGCCCTGAAGGCGAGCTGATCGGCGATGACGTGATGGACGGCGAGCGCGTCAGCAACTTCGAGCCTGGCGTCTTCAAATACCTCAATCCCGGTGAGTCGGTCACAGTGCCGAGCCTGGACAGCCCCGATGGTCAGTTCGAGCCGTTCCTGCGCGCGATGCTGCGCGCCATGGCTGCAGGCATCGGATGCAGCTACGAGACGATCTCGCGCGACTTCAGTCAGACCAATTACAGCAGCAGCCGGTTGAGCCTGATTGAAGATCGTGACCACTGGCGGATTCTGCAATCGTGGATGATTGAGAACTTCCATCGCCGCGTGTTCCACGAGTGGATTGAGCTGGCGGTGCTGAGCAATGCGTTATCGCTGCCTGGTTACGAGCTGGCGCCCGAGCGCTTCAAGGCTGCGCGCTGGATGCCACGCGGATGGGCATGGGTTGATCCTGCCAAGGAAGTGGCCGCATACAAGGAGGCGGTGCGGTGCGGCTTCAAGACGCTGGGCGAGGTGGTTGCAGAGCAGGGCGGGGATCTTGATGAACTGCTGCTGGCGCGGCAGAGCGAACTGGCGATGCTTGATCAGATGGGCATCGTTGTGGACAGCGATCCAACGCAGGTAACCGGCGCCGGCCAGCAGCAGATGCAGCCATACCCAGAGACGCAACCGCCCGCTGAGGAGACTGCCTAATGGCCAACATCAACGGCACCGAGATCAGCCTGATGCCAACCGCTGGAATGCGCGAAGAAGCTGAGCGCTACCGCGCATGGAAGGCTGATGGCGAGCAGGGCGGCACTGATGTGGCAGCCACCAGGGCATCGCAGATCCTGAGCGGTGATGAGCTGTCACCCGACACCGTGATCACCATGGCGGCATGGTTTGCGCGGCATGAAGTGGACAAGCAAGGGCAGGGCTTCAGCCAAGGTGAAGATGGCTATCCGTCGCCCGGCCGTGTGGCATGGGCGGCATGGGGCGGCGATGCTGGCCAAAACTGGTCTACATCCAAAGCCGATAGGATTAAGGCACTGCAAGATCGCACAATGGAACGACCGTATCCCAATGAGCACGCGGCGCGATTGACCGATCCTGATCAATACGATGAGATCCGGCGCGTGAATGATGAAGGAGGCCCGGGCGTTGACTTCATCTATGGGATCAAGGATGGCAATACCGAGCTGCAGGCCATTCGCTTCGATGCAGCACGATTCAGCGCCGACGAGGCCCGGCAGTGGCTGAGCGAGCATGACATGCAGGAGATCCTGTTCGAGGTGGCAACCGGCGAGCGGATGCAGCGTTCAGCGCCTGTGGCCTTCAGCCGTTCAGCGCAGATTGCGGAAGATGACCGCACGCTTGAGTTCCCATTTTCAAGTGAGTATCCCGTTGCGCGTTACTTCGGCAATGAGATCCTGGCCCACACCCGCGAGGCCGTAGACCTTGCGCGGTTGAACGATGGCGCGCCGCTGCTGTTCAATCATGACCCGGACAAACTGATCGGCGTGGTTGAGCGCGCATGGGTGGATGAAGACCAGAAGCGCGGCTACGCACGCGTTCGCATGAGCCGCAATCCATTCGCGCAGGAGGTCATGAACGACGTTCGCGATGGCGTGCTGCGCAATGTGAGCTTCGGCTATGCGATCAACGACATGGAGCAGCGCGGCGAAGACTTTATCGTGACGCGATGGAGCGCGCACGAGTTATCGCTAGTGTCAATTCCTGCCGACCCTACAATTGGCGTAGGGCGTTCACTGGATGCTCCGGTCGCGGCCACAGCCGCATCACTTGTCCCAACTTCTACCGACATGGAAGACACCACCACCGATCTGATGGCGGTGCGGGCTGAAGCGGCTTCAGAGGCTGCCAAGGCTGAGCGCACCCGCATCTCTGGCATCACTGCTATCACCGAGAAGCATGGCATGGCCGACCTTGGCCGCCAGCTGATCGAATCCGGCCGCAGCCTTGATGAGGCCCGCGCTGCTGTGCTTGATCAACTTGGCAGCAAGGCGCAGCCTGTCAGCGAGTCCGCTGGCGACATTGGACTCAGCGCCAAGGAAACCCGTGAGTTCAGCTTCCAGCGTGCAATCAATGCACTGGCCAACCCTGGCGACCGCAAGCTGCAGGAGGCCGCGGCCTTTGAACGCGAGTGCTCCGAGGCTGCCGCTGCACGCGCCGGCAAGGTTGCTCAGGGCATCATGGTGCCGAGCGAGGTGCTGCGCCGCGACCTGACCGTTGGCACCGCATCCGGCGCTGGCGATCTGGTTGGCACTGACTTCCGCCCCGGCAGCTTCATCGAACTGCTGCGCAACCGCTCGGCGCTGGCCGGCCTTGGCGTCACCAGCCTGACCGGACTGACCGGCAACGTGGCAATCCCGCGCCAGACCGCTGCGGCGACCGCCTACTGGGTGGCTGAGTCCGGCTCGCCTACCGAGTCCCAGCAGACGGTGGATCAGGTGAACCTTTCGCCAAAAACCGTAGGCGCCTTCACCGACTACAGCCGCCGCCTGATGCTGCAGGCCAGCATCGACGTGGAGCAGATGATCCGCCAGGATCTCGCCACTGTGCTGGCACTTGAGATCGACCGCGTGGGCCTCTACGGCCTGGGCAACAGCAGCCAGCCGCTTGGCATCAAGCTGACCACCGGCATCAACACAGAGGACTTCGCTGCCAACACCCCGACCTATGCCGAGGTGGTGAGCATGGAATCCAAGATCGCCGCAGACAACGCCGACATCGGCGCCATGGCATACCTGATGAACGCCACCATGCGCGGCGCTCTGAAGACCAAGGACAAGGGCACCGACACCGGCGCCTATGTATTCGAGCCTGGCGGCACTGTCAACGGCTACAACGCCGTCGTCAGCAATCAGGTTGAGACCAACGACATCTTCTTTGCGGTCTGGTCGCAGCTGATCATGGCGATGTGGAGTGGACTGGATCTCACCGTGGATCCCTACACCCACAGCACCAGCGGCACCGTGCGCGTGGTGGCCCTGCAGGATGTGGACTTTGCGGTCCGTCACCCTGAAGGCTTCTGCCGCGGCAACAACACCCTCTGATGTTGATCGAAATCCTTAAGGACACGTCCATCAGGGGCGTGGCTGTCAAGGCAGGGCAGGTGGTTGATACCGAGCAATCGGACGCCACCGCCCTGATCAACATGGGCAAAGCGCAGCCGGCTCCGATTGTGGAGCCGGCCCCGGCAGTTTGCCCGCAGCCTTTCCGCAAACCACCCCGCAAGAGGACCAATGGCAATCTTCCAACAGACACTTGAGAAGCTGCAGCATTTCACGCTGCTGGCTACTACCACCATCACCGCCACCGGCAACCAGACCGGCGTCGATCTCCTTGAGTACGACGGCGACATTCAGATCATCCTGGCCGGCACCGCTGCTGGCGCCAGCGCTGATCTGACGTTCCGCATCGAGGAATCTTCCGACAACAGCACCTTCACTGCTGTGACCGGCGGCACCTTCACTGCGATCGGCAATGCTGCCTACAAGGAAGTGAAGACGCTCAGCCACGACGATCTGAAGCGCTACATCCGCCTGAGCTGCACGGCTGAGACGGGCACCGCTTCCAGCGCTGTTACCTGCTTCGGCTTCGGCCTGAAGAAGTACGGCTGATTCCTTGGCTAGCCATGGCCCTGGCATGAGCTGGGGCTTTTCCAATACGCTCGGCATTTGCGATGGCCATCACCGAGAACCTAGATGCGTTCCTTGATGACTTCGGCGTAACATGCACAGCCGGAGCTGTGACTGCGCTGGGCATTCTTGACATGCCATCTCAGGTATTGCTGAGCGATGCAATCTTGAGCACTGACTACACTCTGACCGCACGCGCATCCAGCTTCGGCAGCTTGAAGTACGGTGATGCGATCACGGTGGCAGGCACTGCCTATACGGTGCGTGAGACGCAGTACATTGATGATGGTGCAATGGTACAACTAGGACTGCAGAAGACATGAGCGCACCGATTCGCAGCAATACTCGCGCGGCATGGACGGCAGGGAATCCAGTCTTGCTAGATGGCGAGTTTGGCCGCGAATCGGATACAGGAAATATCAAGATCGGCAATGGCGCACAGCGATGGATCCAGCTGCCGTATCACGGCTGCCCTGGCTATTGGGGCAGCTTCTGGGATTCGACATCGCAGTATGTGGCGACGATCAACACGCCAACTGCGATCTTTCTGCGGTCTGGCGATCTTGCCAATTATGGCGTTGCGATTGCGTCAAACAATCGCATCACGGTGCTGTATCCCGGCATTTATAGCATCACATTTTCAATCCAATTCAGCAATAGCGATTCGCAGATTCATGATGCCAACGTATGGCTACGCAAAAATGACAGCGGTACGCCCGGCGATGTGCCGAACTCGGATAGCCGCTTCAGCATCATCTCAAGCCATGGCGGCGTGCATGGCAACGTGATCGGCACCGTCAACTTCGTGATGGAGCTAGCCGCTAATGACTACATCGAATTGATGTGGGCTGCGACTAACTTGAACGTTTACATTCATGCTGAGGATGCAGGTGCATCAAATCCTGCCATCCCTGGCATCATCTGCACAGTCACCCAAGTCGCCAGCGCCTGAGCCATGACAACACGCCGCGAGAGCATCCTGGCCACCATTGCATCATCGCTGGCTGGTACGACAGGCGTCAGCACGCGCATTTACCGCAGCAGGGTGGAGCCGATCACGCGCGGCGAATCGCCGGCCATTGTGGTGGAGCCGATCTCAGATCAGGCCAACACGGACGTGAGCTTCTGCAAAACCGACTGGAGCCTGACGGTGCGGATCGCCGTGATCGTGCGCGGCGCGATCCCAGACCAGCAGGCTGATGCAACCATTGAAAGCTTGCACGCCAAGGTCATGGCCGACCAGACAGTTGGCGGCTATGCCATGAGCATTGAGCCGCGCGGCGTGCAGTTCGACATGGTGGAGGCTGATCAACCGGCTGGCGTGATCGCGTGCGATTACGCAGTGAGGTATCGCACGGCAGTCGCTAATCTGGCGACAGGGTGAGATCGCTAGCATGTTGGATGAGCACCACGGCCAAGGCGGCTCCTACGTCTTGGATCCTGATACCGGCGTTAGGCGTCCGGTGATTCCAAGCCAAACCGAGCCTATTACCGATGGCACTGCTGACACGCAAGCAACTCCTTCTCGTAAAAACCGAGGCAACGTACGCGACTGATTCCAGCCCAGCTGGGACGGATGCGCTGCTGGTCCGCTCGATTGATGTCACACCGCTTGAATCGGATGTCGTCAGCCGCGAGTTGATCCGGCCATGGCTGGGCAACAGCGACCAGCTGCTGGCCAATCAGCGCGTGCTGATCAACTTCCAGATTGAGCTGACCGGCTCCGGCACTGCTGCTACTGCGCCGCGGTTTGGTGCGTTGCTGAAGGCGTGCGGCATGGCCGAGACCACAACCAGCTCTGCAGTCACCGGCACCGCTACGGCAGGCTCTGCTGGCAGCATCACCCTGGCGGCAGGCGCCAGCGCCACGGATGATGCCTACGTTGGCATGATCATCAGCATCACCAGCGGCACCGGATCAGGCAGCAGCGGCGTGATCACTGACTACGTGGGCAGCACGAAGGTGGCAACGGTGCAGGCCACTACCGCCAGCTTCACGCCTGGCGCCAGCAGCAACTACAGCATCGCCGCCAACGTCGGCTACAAGCCAGTCAGCAGCAGCTTCGACAGCGCCACCATCTACTACAACAATGATGGCGTGCTGCATAAGGCCACCGGCTGCCGCGGCACATTCTCGCTGAGCGCTGAAGTGGGAGCAATCCCGACGATTGATTTCGAGTTCACCGGGATCTACAACGCACCGACTGACACGGCGGCGCCGGCCAGCACCTATACCGCACAGGCTGACCCGTTGATCTTCAAGCCGGGCAACAGCAGCACGTTCAGCTTCCTGAGCTATGCCGGCTGCCTGCAGTCGCTCAGCCTTGATATGGCTAACGAACTGGTCTACCGCGAGCTGGTTGGCTGCACCAAGGAGATCATGATCACCAATCGGGCGCCATCCGGCGAGTGCATGATCGAAGCTGTGCCGATCGCCACGAAGGATTATTTCGCCATTGCCAACAACGACACCACCGGCGTGCTGACGCTGCTACATGGCACAACCGCTGGCAACAGGGTCTCGCTGGTGGCGCCCAAGGTGGACATCAGCAACCCGACCTATGCTGACCAGGACGGCGTGCAAATGCTGAACCTGCCCTACGTGGCAATCCCAACCGGCGCCGGCAACGATGAAGTCTCGATCACCTTCTCCTGATCCTGCATGGCATTTGTCCTGAAGAAGTCGGCCACCTATGAGTGGCCGGTGGTGCTGCGCCTGCCGATTGATGGCGGGCGATACGAGAAGCAGACCTTTGATGCGCGGTTCAACCGACTGGCGCAGACGCGGATCAACGAGATCCAAGACCTATTCAGGGCAAAGCAGCGCGGTGATGATGGCATTGAGCTGACCGACCAATCAGTAGCTGATGAGGTACTGGCCGGTTGGAGCAATGTGCAGGATGAGGACGGCGAGGATCTGCCGTTCACTGCCGCCAGCAAGGCTGAGCTGCTGAACATCCCGGCAGTCGCCAGCGCCATTGTGGTGGCGTACTTCGAGAGCGTCACCGGCAACAAAGCAAAAAACTGAAGGACGCCGCCCATCATTGGGTCAAGGGCGGCGTGATCGACAAAACCGCAGATGATGCCGCGGTGCTTGGCGTGGTTGGGTTCGAGCCCGGCCAACCTGAGCACTTTGAGGTTGAGCCTGATGCGTGGCCTGCACTAATGGTGTTCCTCGACTGCCAGACGCAATGGCGCACCGGCCCTGGCGGCCTGATCGGATTGGACTATGGAGCAGTGGCGTGGCTGTTTAGACTGCGGTCAGTGGCGGATGAATCTGCGATGCTGAGCGATCTGCAGATCATCGAGGCTGAAGTCCTGCGACTGGTGAGCCGTGAAGCTTGACGCAATCCTTAAGGTAAAGGCAGATGTTCAAGGCCAGGGCGAGATCGACGGCCTCAGCCGCAGCCTTGGCAACCTGAACAAGCAAGCCGGAGCAGTCGGCGGCGGCCTTGGTCGCATGGGGCAGGCCGCCAAGGGTGTCGGCGGATTGATGGGCGCATTGCTGCCGGTAGGTGCTGTTGCTGGACTGACCGCAATCGCTAAGGGTTCGATTGATGCAGCAGACAATCTGAATGACATGAGCCAGCGCACTGGCGTGGCCGTGGAATCGCTCAGCAGGTTTGGGCAGGCAGCGCAGGATAGCGGCAGCAGCATTGAAGGTGTCGCCAAGGGCATGGGGCAACTTGCCAAACGCATCACCGATCCAAGCTCTGCCGCCAGCAAGGCGCTTTCCGGCATCGGTGTTGCCACCAGAGATGCGCAGGGCAAGGTTCGCAGCCTTGATGCTGTAATGCTTGAGATCTCCGATCGTTTCGCCAAGATGCCAGACGGCGCTGAGAAGTCTGCGTTAGCGATGCAGCTATTCGGCAAATCTGGCGTTGAGTTGATTCCAATGTTGAATCAAGGCCGCGCCGCGCTTGAGCAATATCAAGCCACGATCTCTGGCGACATGGCGAAGTCAGCTGATGAGTTCAATGATTCATTGAATGCAATCGGCCGCAGCCTGAGCGGCCCATTCAACGAAGCAGTCACGGCGTTGCTGCCTGCAATTACAAGCATCGCGCAGGGGATCGTTGGCATCATCAAAGCATTCACTGCGCTCCCGCAGCCGGTGCAGGCCACGCTGCTGGTGATCGGCGGATTGCTCACAGCGCTGGTTGCATTGGCGCCCGCGATCTCGGCTATCATCTCGATCGGCAGCGCGATTGCTGGCCTGTTCGCGGCAGGCGGCGCATTAGCCAGTGCAGGCAGCATCATTGCTGGCATTGCCACGGCGTTTATCGTTCTGATCACTGGCCCGGTTGGCATCGTGGCACTGCTGATTGCGGCTGGCGTTGCGATCTACGCATTCCGTGATCAAATCGGCGCGGCATTTAATGCTGTGGTGAATTTCATTGGTGGAGCCTTTAATACGATCGGCGATCTATTAAAGGCTGGTGCGCAGGCTTACATGGACTACTACGTAAGGCCAATTCTTGGATTTTTCAAGGGTCTCTACGATGGTGCAGTGGCGATCTTCAGCAAGATCGGCAGCGCGATCGGCAAAGCATTTGAGGCAGTAGTCGGCACGATTAAGAATGTCTTTCGTAGCGTGCTGCAGTATCTGGCGGATCGCGTGAATTCCGCGGCAGGACTGATCAATGTGCTGATCCGTGGGTTCAACCGACTGCCGGCGCCCGATATCCCGTTGATTCCGCAACTCACAGTGCCAGCCTTTGCGCAGGGCGGCGTGGTGGACCGACCAACACTGGCGATGGTGGGCGAAGGCGGCGAGCGCGAATATGTGGTGCCCGAATCCAAGATGGCCGCGGCCAGCAGCAACTACCTAGCAGGCGCTCGCGGCGGCGCAGTGCTGGCAGGTGCTGCATCAGGCGGCGGCACGCCCACGATCAGTATCACCACCGGCCCGGTCATGGAGTTCGACGGCCAGCGCTATGTCACGGTGGCCGACATGGAACGCGCCATGCGGTTGACCGCTGAAGGTGTGATCGGCCGTCTGCGTACACCGTCTGCACGCATCGCGCTGGGCATGGCCTGATGAGAGCGCAAAGCCAATACCTCCGCATCTACGACGCTGCTGGCGTTACCTACCAGCGCTGGCAGAGCTATTACGCCAACACCAGCGTCACATGGTCAAGCGCCAGCTGGAACTACGTGCCGTTCATTGCTGATGGCATCACCGCCGGGAGCAGCGGCACTGAGCAGTCAGTCTCCGTTACCGCTGCAGCGACCGGCCTGGTGTTGGATGCGTTCCTCGCTGCCATCAGCGATGGCCGCCTGGTGGATCTCAGCATCTACCAGTTCGATTCCACCATCAACAACAACACCCCGCAAGCTGGGCAGGAGCTGGTGGCTGCATACACCGGCCAAGTGGTTGGCGGTAATGGCGGATTGACTAGCCTGACCATACAACTCGGCTCGGCATTGTCTCCCGTTGGAGCGCAAGTGCCGCCGCGCCGGTTGACATTGGCGATCATGGGGCAGGGCATCAGGCAGTGAGCTTCCTTTCCTCCAGCGATCCACTGGCACTGCTGGCCATCCAGGCCGGTCAGATCAACGCACCAGCTGATGCAACCGCCGCGCAGGGCACCACAGAGCTGGATCGCCCGCAGCGGTTCGCGCAGATTGGCGAGCCGGTGCCGATCGTGTTCGCCCGATTCCGCAACAGCAAAGGCGGCATCCTGATCAGCCCCGGCGCCACCGAGGCACGCTTCGAGAATGACGCCAGCAACAACGTCACCGCCTACTACATGCTGGTGCTGAGCGAGGGCCAGCTCGACAGCATCCCGGTGAAGGATGTCTTTCAGCGTGCCTGCCGCGTTGGCGCTCACACGCAGACCTACAACCGCAGGGCCGGTACCTGGACACCCGGCAACTTCCTGGTGCAGCGTGCCGGCAAGGATCTGCCCGAGGCGCCGTTCTTCTGCGGCACGGTCGGCAGCTACCCGGGCATCAGCACGCTCAGCTTCAACGTCACCATCCCGGATGGTTTCGATCAGTACAACCGCCAGGTGCATCTGTTCATCCGTGGCGGCATGGCCGTCACCCGGATCTACGACAGCGTGACCGGCCCCAGCGACAACTTCGCGGACCTGGTGAACTGGCTGCTGGTCAATACCAGCAGGGTGCCAGCGGCAATGATCGACAACACCGCACTGCTGGCAGCAGCCACGTTCCTTGAGGTGAACGGCTTCACCTGCAACCTTGAGATCCGCGAAAGTACCAACTACTCAGACCTGGCCGCCAGGTTGGCGCCTTACTTCCTGCTGGCTGAGAGCAGCGCAGGCGGCAAGCGCGGCCTGCGGCCATTGCTGCCGGTGACTGGCGCTGGCGCCATCAAGACCACGGCGATCACGGAGCAGTACACCTTCACCGAAGACACGGTGCTGCCTGGCACGCTGGAGATCAACTACCTGTCACTGGCGGACAGGCAGCCGTTCGTGGCGCAGGTGATTTGGCGCCAGCAGCTGGAGAGCGACATTGGCATCATCCGCACCGCTGAGGTGCGTTATGCCAGCACAGCAGAAACCGGGCCGTATGAGTCGCATGACCTTTCGACGTTCTGTACCAGCGAGGATCACGCCGTCAAGGTTGGCGCCTACATCCTGGCCAAGCGGATCTATACCACGCACACCATCAGGTTTGCAGCACGGCCGCAGGAGCACAACACGCTCATCAGCGCTGGCGACATCATCCGCGTGCAGCTGGCGCGTGACAACACCACCTACGCCAACTCAGTGCATGACTACCTCTACCAGGTGGAGCGCATCACCAAGACACTGGCGGGTGATGTGAGTTATGAGGCCACGCACTTCCCGATCGACGACCAAGGCCGCAGCCTGATCGCATTGGATGTGGCTGCTGCTGTTGGCACCGGCATCATCCTGCCAAGCGGCCGCACCGGCGTGAGTTGTGATGTGAACTCCAGCAGCGACAACACCATCCCTGCCGAGTCGTTCACGGCTGCTGATGCTGAAGCGCCGATCCAGCTGCCATTCCCTGGTGATGATTCGGCGCCAAGCGGTGAAGCCGGTGACAACGCCGATGATGGGTTAGACGCTGGACTTGGAACTCTGCCATTTATCACCCCACTTGGCGGCACAACAGCACCTGGCTCGTTCTTGACGCTGCCAAATACCTGTGTCAGCAGTGCGCCAATATATTCATGGTTTGATTCAGATGGTGTTGCCAACATCACGAACATTGCCGCGTTGGTTCCTTCGTATGTGCTCACCCGCAGTGACATCGGGCGGGTCGTTTATGGCAGCGTTCAATGTGGTGAAAGCGCCCCTGCCACTACATACGGCCCATTTACGCTGCCAAGCGGAGACTTTCCACCGACCGGCCCTGCCAACAAATACAGCAGCACTGTTGGCTATAAGTATGTTCCTGGAACGGCGAGCGGCAGTTTTCCATTGGTGAGCTACTACCAACCCGCGTGGAGCGCCACCGGAGATTACTTAGGCGCACCTGCCATCCTTTGGTATGGATACACCATAAGCGGCGGAGTAACGTTCTTGACGTATTCTCCTATCACTTTCGCTGGTGGAACTATCCAGTTTGAGGGAGGCAATACTTCAAGCCAAAATGGGTCGAATGTCGTTGACATCCGTGATCCGTACACAGATGCAGTGCTGTACACGTACCCGCAGCCATGACCACCTTTCCCTCGCTGACGCCAGCCACTCGCGCCTTCACGCCAGGGGAGTATCCGCACACGCCGTTCACGACCTACAACGGCCTGCAGAATCGTGTGCGTCATAGCAACGTAATGCTCAGCAGCTCAGTCCGGCTGAGCTTTATCGCCCTGGCTGAAGCTGACATGCTCAGCATCCTCAGCCACTATCAAGGCCAGTACGGCAGCTTCGAGAGCTTCACGCTGCCGTCCAGCGTCTGGAGCGGCGTCACCACCATCAGCGACTACCAGCTGACGGATTACCGCTGGCGGTACACGGATCCGCCATCCGTGGATGACGTTTACTGCGGACGCTATAACGTCGAGCTGGCGCTTGAAACCGTACCGCCTGATGGCACCTTTGTCGGCGGCACTGAGCTGGCAGTGATCATCACCTTGGACTTTGGCAGCGCCACTTCAACCAACGGCCTGCAGCAGAGCATCACGATCACCCTGGCAGGTGGTACGGCTTCTGTGGTTGTCGGCGGTGACTACTTTGGCGACATGAGCGTGCAGCTGTTCGGCTGGGAATCGCTAGCCTATGTTGAATGGTGGGGCAACTAATCCATGGCAGCGCCGAACCTCAAGAGTCCTACGACGATCACCGGCAAGTCGGTGGGCTATGCCGTCACCACCTCAATGGCAGCAGCGCTAAGCAATGGCGCCAGCAGCGGCAAGGTGCTGAAAATCAATTCGGTGTACTGCGCCAACGTGGACGGCTCCGCAGCCGCTGACATCAGCCTGGAGCACTACAACGGCACCACCGGTTTCGCCATCGGCAAGACGATCACCGTGCCAGCGGATGCCACGCAGGTGCTGGTTACCCGCGAGGCGTACATCTACCTGGAGGAAGGCCACAGCCTCCGCGCACAGGCCAGCGCTGCCAGCGACCTGGAGCTGGTCATCAGCTACGAGGACATCAGCTGATGCTTGGCTTTAACGGCGGTTTGATGGGCGTCATGCGCACGCCGACAGCCGGCACAGCGTCTGGCATGTGGTTTCAAAACGAGCAGAGCGTGGCGGAGAGGGCGGGAATTTGGCCAAGTACAGATGAATACTTTGCCAACGTAAGCCTGCTCCTCCACATGGATGGCAGCAACGGCAGCACAACGTTTACGGATAGCAGTAGTAACGCCTTGACAGTTACAGCCAGCGGCGACGCGCAAATCAGTACAGCGCAGAGCAAGTTTGGCGGCGCCGCTGGCTATTTTGATGGCAGCGGAGATTATGTAACAGTAACACACTCTTCGGTTTTGGACTTAGGATCTGGCGACTTTGTTATTGAAATGTCGATCCGACCGGCTGATTTATCTTATAGATTTATGCTAGGCGCAACAGTTAATTCAGGCAGTTATCTCATGCTTGCAATCAATCCAACCACAAGCGGTCAAATTTGGATGGGCCGATCGGGTGTGGATTGGCCTTTGCAGTTTTCCGGCCATAGTCTTTCAACAAACACATGGGCGCATCTGGCAATTACGAGAAGTGGGTCAACCAATCGGCTATTCATTGATGGGACACAAGTTGGCTCATCTATTACGGACTCAACATCCTGGTCAGCTGATTCAGCCGGAATGCTGGTGGGTTTCCAGTCTGGAGGATCACCCTGGAATGGCTACATCGACGACCTCCGCATCACCAAAGGCGTCGCCCGCTATACCGCCAACTTCACCGCACCAACTGCAGCATTCCCTAACGGCTGATGCTCTACTCCCACAACGCCACCACCCCAGCACCACTGCCGCACCGCATCCGCTTTGCGGACGGCAGCACCCGCACAGATCGCGCCACCTTCACACCTGACGAGCTGGAGCGTGCCGGGTACAGCGGCCCATACGAGCGCCCCGAGTGCAACCCGAAGCTGGAAACAATCGACTGGGACGGCAGCGCCTTTGTGGTGCGTCCCTACAGCTTCAATGAGCTGCAAACGCAGCACGCCAAGGTCCGCAATCAGCGCATCGAGCTGCTCAAGGCCAGCGACTGGACGCAGATTGCCGACTACGACCTCGGTGCCGATCGTGACGCATGGGCCGCCTACCGCCAGGCCCTACGCGACTTGGCCGATGCTGCCAACCCGTTTGACATCACCTGGCCGCAGCCGCCTGCCATCTCGGCAGAATGAATCCATCTGAGCATCAACTATGGCCAGCCTGATCTACAACTCATTCGTTGATGACATGGCCCGTGGTGCCATCGACCTCGACACCGATACCTTTAAGGTGATGCTGGTCTCATCGGCCTACAGTCCGAACAAAGACACGCACGACAAGCGTGATGATGTCACCAACGAAGTCAGCGGCACCGGCTACACCGCTGGCGGCGTCACCAGCGCCTGCACCGTCACTAAGGACACCGCCAACGATCGCGTCACCCTCAGCTTTGCGGCTGTGAACTGGGCCAGCAGCACCATCACCGCCAGGGCCGCTGTGATCTACAAATCACGCGGCGGCGCCAGCAGCGCTGATGAGCTGGTCTGCTACGTGGACTTTGGCGCCGATGTTTCCAGCAGCGCCGCAACCTTCAGCCTGGGCGCCAGCGTCATCACGCTGC